ATTGCCTTGAGAATTGCGTTTTTTATTTTGTCCTCTTCAAAAGGGACTTTGTCTCCTCTACGTTTGATTACAAATCGTAGTTCGTTGGTATTAAAATCTGTATTGTTCATTGATTGATTTCTGTTGTTTTTATTTATGGCAAATAAAGGTAAATTTTTATACTGCTAAGTGGTACAAATTTTAATTGAAAGGATTTTGTGGTGTGGACTCCCGTTGTTTCCTCTTTTCCATCAATTCTTTGATTCTGTCACTTTTCTTTTGTTCTTGTTGTTCTTCAAATCCCAAGAAAGTAACCGAAGATTCTGTATCTATAACCAAGAGTTCATTGTCAAACTTGCAATTCTCAAAAACAATACCGTCAGGACCGAGTCTTGACTTAGTAATCGCTATGGTTGCTAGTTTCATTTCTTTCTGTTGTAGGGTTTTAGCAACAGAGATAATGACGTGTCCTACTTGAGCTTTCTTAATTGAACCACCCATTTGGTCCGTGGTTACAACTTCAGAAGATATTGAAGAGCGGTTTCCTTGTGTCGCAGTCCAACCAGCAATTCCTAGTTCATGACACATAGCTTCGAAATGTCTCATGACGGAACCTTCGGCTTTCCATTCGTCGTTTTTCAAATTCTCAGGAACAACACAATCAATGTAATCCAACGTAATTAAATCAATTGGAGTTCCATCCGCAATCATCTTACGAACTTGATTTTTGATTTGATTCATTGTCATAGTATCGGACGGAAGTTTTTTAAGAATCAACTTATTTGGCATCAAGTTTTGAATGTCTTTTACTTTTTCCATAACCTCATCTTTTCTCATTGATAGGTTGTCAGGTTCGATACCTGTCCATATTGTGAAATGCTTTCTTTGAATAATTTTTGGGTTATCCTCAAAAAAGATTTGTAGAACATTATATCCCATACTAAAAGCGGTGTTCGCAATCTTGGTCATCAAGGTGGTTTTACCCACACCAGTTGGTGCAAGAACAACACCAATTTCACCCTTTGCTAAACCACCTTTTAACAGCCGGTCAATCCCTTCAACACCTAAAGGAATAGGATGCCTGTAGTCATCATTAAGTACGTCATCCAACCCATTGAATACATCCAAGACACCTGTTTCTCTCTCACCCACTTGGAGTGCTTCTCGAACCATACTTTCAACTTGGTCGTATGATTCAAATTCTCCATTTGTGATAATTTTTTGTGCTTTATCCATCGCTTTCTGAAGTTCCTGTTGTTTACAAAACTTGAGAGCCTTTTCTTGAACAAAGACACTACCATCAAATGGGGCGTCTTGAATTTGTTTCAAAGAATCCAACACAATTTTGAGTGCCAACTCTTGAGAAATTTCTGCTTTCGCTATTTGTTCAAGAGTTTCGAAATTTGGTGTGGATTGATATTTTCCGTAATATTCCCTCACCATTTGGATAACAAGCTTAAAGTATTTGTTATCGAAATATGCTGGTTCTAAAACATCAATAATCGACTGTGCGAATTCTTTATCTACGATAATTTGGTTGAGGAGTTGGAGTTGAAAAGTGTTACCGAGATAGTCAAAATTCTTAGTCATAAAGTCTTAATGTATTCATTAAATATTAGCGAGAAAGGTCGTAGTCCATGTACTCGAAGCTAAAACTTTCACCTGAAAAAATGTCAGTCAATCCCTTCAAAATATTTTTCAGGCTGGGACGAACGTCAACCGTATATCTCACTTTTGGTGGGTATAATTTTGCGTCAAAAATTCTGTGAAAAATTTTATCATCGGCCAATTTGACATACATGTGAAAGTACTCAGGACCGTCTGTATTTGAGGTGTTCAAAATTTCAGGGTCAAGATAAATTGCTTCTTGATTGTCCATCATATACATTACAGTCTTCATCTTCAAATCATTAACCAAATCATCTTCAGTTTGTCTCATGAAGTAGATTAGGTCAACTGATTTACCTGCGGAGTGATTATAGTTACGAACGTTGAAAAATCTTTGAACCACGATATTGTCGTTCAAGGTCAAAAGAAATTCCATTTTTGTGATTGATTCTTCTTTCATAATTAATTTAGATTTGATTGATTAAATTTTCTTTTTTCTTTTCTTGTTAATTTCAGAAACGGTTTTAGGAAATCCACAAACGCTTCATCTGTTTTTGGGAGATATTTGAAGAAGCCATCTTCCATCATCATTCCAATTATGTTTTTCCTATCTCTTCCTTCAGGGTCGAGAGATTCAGAATAATAAAGGGAAACAACTTCTCTACCTTTTTCGGTAATTAATGGACTTCCCAAGTCCATTATTTTTTTGTTCACTACGTAGTATTCATCACCTAGAACACCATCTTTAGTTTGACCATTCACGATATTTTTTAAGACGTTCAACTTATTTTTTTCTTCTAAAAGTTGTTTTGTTTTTGTTAAAATATCATCAACGAAAAGTGATGTTTCAAGTACCTCAGGAAAAATTTTTACAAAAGTTTTTTCACCCAATCTTTCGATTCCTTGAATGTTATCACTTTTGTCTCCCATGAGTATCTTCACTGTTAATATGTTTTGATGAGGGATGTAGTAATCGCCAAATTTCACCTTATCACCGTTTTTGTATGTATATCTCTGAAGTGGTGAGTACAGACTCGTTGATTCATTGATTAGTTGCAATAAATCTTTATCCGAAGAAAAAATAACTTTTTCCTCGTCAGTTGCAATTTGACAATAAAAAGCAATTAAATCATCAGACTCATTTTGTTCAACCTCAACTTGTCTCACAAAACACTCTTCAAGATATTGTTTTACTCGGTTTTTTTGGGTGTAATATGACTCGAGTTTTTCCTCAGTCATATCATTTTTTCGGTTTAACTTGTAGTTAGGATATAATTCACGTCTAATTTTGGAGTTCTGTTTTCCATCCCAAAAGACAATAACTTTGTCGTACTCGTTATCAACCAGTTGTTTTCTGAGGGTATTGAGGAAGTGGAAGACTCCCCCAATGTGATTACCCTCAACAAACAATTCTCGGACTCCGTGGAATCCAATTTTGAATAGATTATCTCCATCGACTAATAGTGTTTTCACAAAGAAGATATTAAATTTCTTCTTTTTCGTCCGTCAATGTGAAATCTCCCTCAGTTCCGATAATTTCTTTCCAATAATCGGAATGGTCTTTTTTATATGCCTCAATAGAAGCCTTTTCCTCAGTAGTGTCTTTTCCCGCCAAAAACCCGTGTGGAGTAACAATAATTCTTCCGTCTTCGTAACCCAAACCATTTATGTGATTTTTCATTACAGAGACCTTGGTACGAGTTGCGAACTTCACAGTTCTCTTGTCCTTAGTTGCGGTAATCTTAGTTGTACCAGCTCCTTTTTGGTTTCCAAATAGGAATACCAAAGAAGAGTTCAACCAAACAGATTCTCCTCCCTTAGCTTTAATTTTGGGTTGTCCAAAAGGATTGTCGGGAAGTTCAACCCACGGTTGATTAACAATAACCAAAGTGTTTTCGAACTTGGAATCTGCTTTACGAGAACCAGAAATTCTTTGGTTGATACCCATACCAATTTTGTCAGAAAGAGTTGCTGCGTTGTGTTGTTTTCCACCCTTACCATCGTAGGTCATTTTGGACGGAATAGACCCCACAGAATCCCATAGGAAACACAAACTATAGTCTAACTCACCCTTCTCTTGGGCATCAAGGAGTTCGTTGATGTAATCAGTGATTTGTTCAATGTAATCGAAGTTATTATTGAAGATGAAAAAACCATCCCAATCGATTTCACCTGTTTCTTCGTCAACAACTTCTTGACATTGAAATCCCATGAGTTTAGCGTGTTCAAAACTCCACTTTTGTTCCGTTATTATGAATACGGGTAAGATTTCTTTTTTCTGAGCATCAACTGCGGTTTTCACCAAAGCAGTTGTTTTTCCCGTATCAGAGTGTCCCAAAAACATATTGATGTGTCCGATTGCAGGACCAGGTAGTCCTACCGCATCAAGGAAGTCAGAACCCAAGTCAAAGAAACGTTGGGGTTTATATTTTGCTGATGTTGAATATTTCTTCTTAAATGAAGAAAAATCAGTTGTTTTCTTTATTGCCATTGTATTTCCAAAATTCTGTTAACACTTGGAGTTTGTCACTCGCACTTGCTAGTTTTTCCACCATATTATCCATTTCCTCTAACATTTGTGGGTGTTCTCCGATTCCCGCTGCGTTTTCTAAATAAATCATTAGAGTTGCTTCGGCTTCCAAGATTTGAGCCTCATATTTTTTTTTGAGACTGTCTATTGTTTTTTGTCTTGTTTCTTTTGTCATGTGATAAAAATTAAAGGGTGGGGTTTCCCCCACCCAACTAACTTAAATTAAAATGGTAGGTCCTCGTCAGGAGTTGCGTCCGCCTGAGGGTCAGTGTACGACTTCGAACCTGAGTTACTTGAACCTCCGTAGGTTTCAGTTGACTCCGAGTCGTTTCCGTAAACATAACCACCCTTTTCAGAATCCCAACGGGGTTCCTCTCCACGCGCAATTGCTTCGAGGTATTCAACAGGTTTTTTAGCATAAACGTCTTGCCAAGTTAGCTCGTCGTTAATCCAACCGTTCATTGTCTCTTTTTCCTCGTGGATTGGGGTAGGGTCGTCATACATGATAGTAGATACTGTAGTGTATGCAGCACCCTTAGGGGTCTTTTGTTTAGTCAACTCAATGATAAGGTCACGACCTTTATCTGGGTCGGTAATATCACCTTTGTTTCTCCAAATAGGGATAATCTTGTCAAGAATACCTTCGTTCTTGTAATTGTGTTTGAATCTCCAAAACTTCACACCATCTTCTTCACGGTCTCGGTCAATAACCTTGACAATGTAAAACTTACGTGATTTATATTGTTTTGCCAATTCCTTGTCTGAGTCTTTGCCCGTAGACATCAACTCTTCATAAACTTCATTCAAAGGAGAACGCTCGTTGTCGTTCTTTCCTGGGTCATAAAATTTCTGCCATTTACCACCCACCTGAATTTCATGGTACCACGCCTCAACAAAGGGTGAACTACCATCACGTGTGGGTAGAATACGAACCCGACGGGTTCCTGAATTTGATTTGTCATCCAAAAGAAGTGCGAAGTATTTCTTCATTCTTTCGTCCTGTGACATTTTGCCCTGTCCTCCACCATTGGATTGTTGAGCTTTTTCATACTGTGCTAAAACTGCGTCTAATGAACTCATAAAAAAATTAATTTAAGTTAGTGTTAAAAATATAGAAAATCATATTTACGTTGTCAAATAAAATAAAAAAGGTTGTGTTTCCACAACCTTTAATATAGTAAACTTTTTCAATAAATCAAAATTTGAATGGTAATTGGTCCGTTTCGTTCGAAGAAAATGTCTTCTTAATTTCTGCAGGACTGATATCTTCAACTTCATCGCTTGTTAAAATATATTCTTGTTTTCCTGATTTTTCCCAATCTTCTTTTTTGTCGTCAAAAAAATCTGAAAGTTTTTTGTTAAATGGTCCTGAATCTATCGTTCTAAGTTGTAATTTCTCTTCAGCAGTTTTTGGTCTGTATTTTTCTAATTTGGATTCGATGTCATTTAACTTGTTTACCAAGTTATCCATCTCTGAAAGTTTTGATTCTAAGTTTTGTATGTATCCAAATAAATTGTCAAAATATTCTTCTTGTTTTGTTTCAATATTTTTTTGTGCATTGACCAACTCAGTTACATCGAGTTCCTGTGAACCACCTTCTTCGGTCGCAACTTCTCCGCCATCCGTGATTTTCTCAACTTCAGTGTCTGTTGCTAAATCTATTTTTTCAGGTGCACCAGTTGGTGCCGCTGCAGGTGTTGCGGGTTCCGCCACTGCAGGAGCTGCCGCGTCAGGTTCAGGTAAACCAGGAACCAATCCACCAACTTCTTGTTCATTGATGTACTTGTTGATACGATGATGTCTTTCAATCTCTTTTAATATTTTCTTATCAATACTCATTGTATTAGCCATTTAATAAATTTTTAACTCCGTTGGGTGTTTCTACTCTAACCTTACGATTAATAGTAATATCATTACCGGCTCTTTCAATTAATCCGTCTCTTTCACGAATTGTATAGCAATCTCCTGTGTCCAAGTCACAGACGTTTTTGGTTCCATCTCCGTTGTCAGTCTGACGGATTCTGGTTTGTTTTCCAAGATATTGGTTCAACATAGAATTCATATCCATAATATTGTTTTTTCTTATAAATATACCACAAACATTAATAATGTTTTTTTAGGTACAAGTTGGTGTAACCGTATTGATTACGTTTATATTATTTTGTTGAGGTGTTGGAGTGGGTGCTGGAGTGTAAACAGGTAAGGTGGAAGTTAATCCAAGTTGTTCTGCCAAACTAACTGCTTCTTTCAAACTAGCCTTTAGTTGTGCACTTTGAGACTGATTGGTTGCTCTTGGGTAGGGCCAGTTCTGTAAAAAGAACTGTTCAATACTCTTCGAACGTATTTCACCCAAATTATTGAATACTCTGTCTCTCACAAAATTGATGTAACTCAACGGATTAGCAAAAGATGCAAACGGCATTGATATTTCAGTTGATGCTTGAGTACGTATTTTTCTACAAACATATCTTCTTTCAAAATATTGGTCCGCGGTTGCACCAAAATCATAATTCAAAGTAATCTTACCAAAGTTGTTGTTAGAAGATTGAAGTTGTTGATTTACTCCTGTTGATGCATAAGACAACAAGAATATTACATACCTTAAATCGGAATTGTCGGTAGATTGATTCAACAAAGAAATAAATCCTTGAGCATTAATAGAGGTTTCAACACCACTGGTTGAATCATACCCAAAGGTATTCAAATACGGCTCTTCCAAGACCTTAGATACACACGAGTTGGGTGTGTCGTTTTGAGTACGAGGGTCAGTGGAAAGATTAGCATTGTTACCTTGAGTTGTTGTAGTGGTAGTACCTCTTGTAACACTTTTCTTTTGTTTGGTTGTCTGAAGAAGTTTGCTAACCAAATTTTTATTGATACTCTGAAGATATCCATCCAAATAAGGTAGTGCAAAAAGACTTTGTCTGATTCCCGTAAATTTGGTTTGAAATGTACCAGGTGCAACAGTGTGTTGTACTTCAGTAATCATGTATGAACCATTGAACAACGGAACATGTCTCAGGTTGAAGTACATTGTAGGTTGAATAAGCGCATTACCAAATGAAACAACTTCACATTCGTAACTCATGTTCTTATAGATGTTGTACAACGAAACATTCTGTGTTGAGGTGGTTCTACCCGCAGCACTTGCCGCAATCAAGTTAACGTTTTGAATACTTTCAGAAGTCGCCTTACCACCATCCTGACTAATAGAAAATGAATAAAATACATTTTGATTTCTTGTACCAATGTCAACGTTGAATCCCACAACTCTGTTTGACAACGCCCAGTCTGTTTTGTCACTTTGGTTCTCCACTAACGGATTAAGTTGTGGTTCTCTCAAATCAAATGCATCACTTCTGAAGAGGTAGTTTTTGTTTTCACTTTGCATATCTACATAGGTAGATGGTCTTTCAGTGTAGAAACAAACCAATTTAGGACCCGAATTTCTGTAATCGACATTTAAGAATGTTCCCCACATACTGTTAGCGAAATCCTGACCAGGTTCCAAGTTTGGCTGAGCGTTGGCCGAAACATCTTGTACATTATAGAAATTAATGTAAGAAGGTAGTGGCATCACTGAGAAATGGTTTTGGGTCAGTATACCGCTTATAAACACAAACACACTCATATTGTAATTTATGTTTGTTGGGTCGGCCATCATTTTCAAATCAAAAATGTCCAAAACAATTTTGTCCCCAATGTTCCTTGATGCCCTGTCCAAAAACAACATGTCCTCAAACAAAGTTTGATTATTATAATCCGAACCAGCAATCCATTTATCATTTAGTGCCTTGAAGACCTCATATAATTCCACCTTACTTTGCTTGGAATCAAACTTTGACTGAATTGTTTTTTCAGGTAACTCCGTAATATTCGGAAGTTCCCTCCTCACAAGATTCAAAGTATTATCCAATGCAGTATTTTGGAATGTTAGGTTACCTTCCAAATAATCTTGAAGTGTCACGGCAAAAGTCTGACTTGTCACATTTGGGTCATCCAATTTTTGTGTAGCGTACATCTTGATAATCGGAGCCATGAATTCAACATTCTGCTGTGTGAAGGCAATGTTGTTATCAATGAAGAAATCTGTTATGAAGGAACCATTATCCCCATAAGCCAATTCAGGAATGGTTGAGAACCCAACTTCAGTTCTCAGGGCAGACCAAGCCTGTGGATTAGCAACTTGTGATTGAATTAATGTTACCGAACCACCATTAGTCGGCAATGAACCATCAACATATGGACCAAAAGGAATCGGGTCAACTACGATGTTGGTTCCTGTAATGTAAGTCAAATACGAATCGGTTTCTCTTCTTTTGTATTGTGTTGGGTTTCCTATTCTCAAGACAACATCAAATTCCAATAAGTTTTGCAATTGACTCATTGATTTGGAGAATTGGTTGTCAATAACTTGTTTGAACATCTCCTCTTGGTCGGCAAAAACAATTGGAAGTGGAACACTCATTAGCTCCCTATAAAGCATTTGGAAGTTTTTGTATGTATTGTTTGTTGTGGTAAGTGCTTGAGAAGTTCCTCTTGTAGTTGCTAGAGCCTCATCAATCAAAAAGTCCCCCCCGCCTAATTGTGGGTCAAAGTTAGTAACAGGTTGTGAAAACTTCAGAAACTCTCTTTCGAATGAATCCAAGACTTGTTTTTCAAACGTTGACAATAAATCATCAATCTTGGAATAGTCTTGAGTGTTTCTCAAAGTAAAGGGAGGAACAACACCAACTATTGGAATAAGATTAACGTAAGCGTCGTAATCTGGTCTCTGAACTCCTTGGATGTCCAAGTATCCGTAGTTTGGCATCTTCCACATTGTTCTTACACTTCCATTAAAAATTGAAGGGTTGTTCTCAATATTTTGAGTCAGTACTCCCGCATCATTGAAGAGTGCTTGTCTTACTTGGTTTTCGGTTGTACCAAAAGAAGGTAAGATATAGTAATTGGTCTGTGGTGTAGATGGAGGTGTATTACAAACCAAGACATTTGGGTCAGAAGGCTCAATTGTATCAGGAACTAAACAACTGTAGGTATTGATGTTAATAATCCTTGGCAGACCTGTGGTGTCAGTTGTAGAAACAAAAATGTTCGACTGACTAAGATTTTGAATTT